GGCATTGAATACAAAGTATAATATTACTAAGGAATTGGTGGCAGAAGCGTATCCAGAAATTACATGGGGGAATAGATCCTAATGAAAGTACTTCACGAAAAATGTGATCCTAAATTAGCAGAGGATAGGAAATTACCGTACACAGCATATCTTGTTGAATATGTTGATAAAGAAAACGGTGAGGATAAAGTCTTCTATGATATCACAACATGTTTGAAACAAACAGATATGTTTGATTATTACTATGACAAGTACAAAACAGGATTAAAAGGTTGGAAACAAACAAAGGGTATTGTAAACCCTAAGTTGTGGAATCCAGAACCAGAGAAAAAACCAGCATCTAAGCCATCACAGAGAAAACGTAAATGATTAATCCTATGAGTGTTGTGAAAAATGTAAGAACTGTTTACAACAGATTTTACCAAAAAACTGTCAAAGAGGTTGAAGTGCAGTTCGAGAATGAAGACCCTGCATGGATTCCTTATGATACTTTACTTGCTATGATGAACTTCGAGGGAGATATATTAAATGGCTGAAGAAGGCAAGATTCAAATGAATCCAGAGGAGTATAAGAAACTTCTCAGAAAATATAAAAAGACAAAGAAATATATGAAATCAAATCTCTTTCAAATTAAGATGATGGATGGTACTGAACAGTTTGTCACAGAGTTATTGAAAGAGGCCGAACAAGCAACAGATGAATTATGAATTAATTGATAATTTTCTTCCTCATGATGACTTTAAGAAAATTAGAGATCTTTTTTTGGGTATGGACATTTCTTGGAACTGTGTTGATGGCATAGTTTTGCCTGGTGACGGTGACTTTCAATTTGTTCATGTATTATATACACGTTATGCACCAGTTAGTCCGTTCTTCAATAACTTGAGTCCTATATGGGAAAAACTCGATCCTGTATCAATAGCAAGATGCAAGGCTAATCTAAATATGAAGACAATAGAACATGTAGAGAGTGCATTTCATAGAGATGTTGACAATTGCATCACGGCCATATATTATGTAAATACTAACAACGGTTATACTGAGTTTGAAAGCAATGGTATGAAAGTTGAAAGTGTTGAAAACAGACTTGTTATTTTCGATTCAAACGAAAAACATAGGGCTGTATCAACTACTGACACTGCTAGAAGAGTAGTAATTAATTTTAATTATCTTATTTGACATGGACAAGAACCACTTAAAACTTATCATTAAGAATTTGAAAACTGTTATTGAGGAGTTAGAAGCAGAAGTTTATTCTGATCCTACTGCTTACGTTAATGGTGGTGAACACCGTGTCACCTATGCAGATCAAGAAGAAATGTAATGGATGTAAAATTAGTAAACATTACACCTGACGCAGAGAAGACTATGGCGTATATCGCCAGAGTATCTAATCCAAGCAATCAGGACAATGAAAAGTTTGCTGGATTATTAAAATACTGTATCAAACATAATCATTGGTCAGTATTTGAACAATCTAGTATGACTCTTGAAATTGAAACGACTCGT